ACGTTTGTTTTGAAGTCTCTGTCGGTTTTAGGGTCCTTGAGGTTTAATTCTAATTCTGGTCCGAAAGCTGTATTTCTCAAAAAGATAAGGATTGACTCTACATCACCTTCAAGCAATTCCTCAGGTCTCATACCTGGTTCAAATACTTTTGCTCTCAGTAAATTCAGAGTCATATCTTGACCCCCAGCTAACAAAATGTTTTCATCAGATGCTGTCAAGTAACCCACCTTGATTGAGTCTTTTTTATTTTTGTAAAACATACCCCCACTTGGAAGTGTTACCACATCGTGTGGTAGAGTAAAATTCATTTGTCCGTAATCTTCAACTTTATTTTCCATAATAAAAAACCGTAGGGATTGGCCCTACGGTTAAATATAACGTCTTAAAAAAATTAATAAAGATTAATAAACAAGAACACAGCGGTCCATTCTGAGTGTTGCTGTGATTGTTGCTAAAGCATCCTGACTGTAACTTAATTGGTTGAAGTTTACGTCTGTTAAGAATGTTCCGTAAAGAATCCACTTTTCAACAACAACACCAGTTGGGTCTAACATTTCGAGGTCCACGTCTTTTTTGTATCCTGCAGCATATCCCATACGACCTGTTACAGATTCGGCGTGTAGACGAACCCACTCCATAAGAGCTTGAGATGCAGATGGACCAATTGGGTCTCGGAACGTTACATTAATCGTTTGCCAATTAAATCTACCCGCAACAAATGTTGATGTGTTTAGGAATTGTATTTCAGTAGCGCCAATCATAATGTGAGGTCTTGAGGTGCTTTCTACAAACCATTCGTTAATTCCTAAAGAGGAAGGAAACCTTAGAATAAAACGATTCTGACGTTTAGGTTCGTAAGGTATGGGCATTTTCATTAATAAATCAGCCATTGTATAAAATTTTTTTCTTTAACGTTTTTATTTTCTTATAAATATAACTTTTTTGAAAATATTTCTCTTGACTTAATAGTTTCAAAATATTACTATTGCTAGTACCAGTTCCAGTTTAGTTATTTATTTCTAGTTTATTTTAATTAATTACTTAACTAGTTAGTATTTCTTCTTTATTCCTCCAGCAGTAGAATAAGTTTGCACATTTTCTTTGTCTTTGAAATGTGTTTTCATTGCTTCGAGATTTTTTAAGTCATCATCAGAAAAACCTATTTGGGGTTCTGCAGGAATAAACTTGTTGGCAATGTCTTTCTTTAATACCGCTTTTCCTTTTAAAAGTGAAGCCATACTTTTTACATAATAGATAAAGTTTTCCATTGCTTTTACTTTAGCAATTTCAGGGTTTGAAGCTCCTATAGTGTCACCAAAACTCACAGGGTTATATCTATTCAGTTCTAGATAAGACCTAATTAGTTGGTCATCTGTCATTTCTTCTTCACCTACAAAATCTCGGTATTTTTTTAGGTTTTTAATTAAAGTGTTCTTATTGATACCTTCGAAATTATTGATAATGTAATTATAAACCCCTTCTTTCAAAGTGTCGGGTCGATGACCCCTTGCCGTGATGATAGCAAAAATTGACCCGTTATTAATTGCCTCAACAAAGTCGTCCCACGCAGGACCTGTTTTTGCCCTCATAGCATCGACCAAAAAATCATCATCTCCATCAACTCTAAAGTTTCGGAACGGGTTTTCTGCATAACCCACAATTGTGTCACCATTGTAGTCAAAATTATCTTTTCCGATTTTTTCTCGATAAAGAGCGAAATCTTCTGTAGTCATCGGTACCTCTTCACCATTTTCATTTTCCAAAATAATTTTGGTTGGCATATGAACAATATTATCATCCCAATCAAAAGCATAATACTTTAAATCTGGTGTACCTTGTTTTGTTATACCCTCTTTAAATTCTTTTTTCATATAAAGGCAAAAAGTGGGGTTTTATCCCCACTTTATAATTTTTATTTATTAAATGTTCTCAAAAGATGCTCCTGTTGGAGTAATCAAGAACTCAATGTCAATAAATTCAAGTGCTTTAGTTGGTTTCAAGTAAATCTTACCTGTCAATGTATTTCTATCCAAATCCTCAGGTGAAGAACTTACTGTCACACGGAAGTCATATAAACCCCTGTCTCTTCTAATTGAGTCGAGAATCGGGTTTACAGAATCCAAAAACTGTTGTCTTACAATTTCATCGTTCTGTTCAAACAATAATCTTACCGCCACAGCTGAAATTAGTTTACGTGCTTGTAACAACAATCTTCTAACATTCAATCTGTTTAGTGCCGAATCAGCCACCTGAAGAGTTTTGTTACCAAAAATAACCGTACCAACATCAGAGAATGTTGCAATTGGGTTGATACGTCCCTGATAAAGAGTATCTCTATCTTCTTGAGTTAGTTTCAATCTTGCTTTAACAGAGTTGACTAAACCTCTTGTGTAACCCGCAGTTGCAAACCAAGGAAAAGAAATGTTGTCAGTTAATGCCAAGTTTCTACAAACTTCACCTGTTGGTGGTAAGTAGATTTGTGTATTATTTACTGTGTCCCTAACCAAAATCCAAGGGTAAAAAGTTGCAGTGTAAGACGAATCAATTCCTGTTCCGTCCAAATTATCGACTGACTCTTGTGGGTAGATTATTTCATACTGACTACCTCCGTCAGGAGTATACATATTGTAGTCAGGTGTTGTCACAATATAAACTGAATCTGCTCTTTGTTGTTCAACAAGACCAATCGCAGCTTCACACAAGTTAGAGTTGTTTACATAATCAATACTTGCTGTTGCAAACAAATTGATGTTCGTTGATTCAGGATTATCAAATGTTAACATACCTAACAAGTAAGCGTAGTAGTCAGAATTTGCAAAGTCTTGGGTGTTGTTTGCTACCACAATTCTTTTGAATGTACCGTCACCTGTTGCGTTAGGGTATCTTACTGATGGGTAAGCTCCTTGTAAGTAACCTGAAGCACCAAGTGCAAATCTATCCTGATTTGTTCTAAACTCTCTATATGCATCCCATCCGTCAAAACCTCCTTGAAAACAGAAAGTAAACTTTCTTGAGAATAAGAAATAATAAGGGTTATCTTGAGTGTCAGGGTCGTCTGTAAAATCAGCAACTCCACAAATAAATGCAGACTGACCACTTGTTACATAACCATCAGAGATTGTAACAACAGTTGCCCCTGAATCCATATGAAATCCCTGAGTTAAATAATTCCAAGGAGCGGATTCGGTAGCTAAATACCAATTTGTAACCGGATTTTGTTTACCTTTGTATTGTAACAAGTCAGAGTCGATACCTAATGAACTTGACATTCCCAAATAAGTTCTTCTTACAACATCACCCGATGAAGTTGTTATATTTGAACCACCAGCAGTTGTACCAAACGGAGGGTCAAAAACAGTTTCACCTGGGAAAAAATATTTGTTTTTAATTATTGGAAAAGGGGAAGGGTTTGTAGCGGTTTCATAAACACGTGACTCCAATCCGTAGAATCCACACGGAAGTGCGTCAACGGGTGCTTCATCAGCCATCTCAATCATAATGAATGTTGAATTTAAAGGAAATTCACCATTTGAAGAACCAATCTTTTTACCAACAAAACTGTTAGAAAATGGGTCCATAGTACAATTAGTATATTTTTCGTAAACAACAGGATTTGCATCTGTATCAAAGAAATCTCTAACCAAAACATCGAAAGTCATATTTCCAAACGAAATATTTTGAATAGAAATTTTAATTTCAGTATTAGCAGAATCTCCATCAGAAATTGAAAAAAATCTGAAAAGTTTGTAAACTTGATTACCTCTTAATTCAGAAACAACATAAGGAGTTTTTGGAGTTTGGTACTTTTCCAAATACCAAGCTATAGAAGTTGTTGATGATGTGTCCCTCGCTTCAGGTAACGCTACTAAATCACAGTTTAAACCACGAATGTAACCTTTATTGTATCCATAATTTAACAATCCTGGATAAGATTCCTCAACAAACAAAGGTGTTGTAAATCTAGATTTACCAAAATTTGTAAGACCTAATACTTTTGTAATGTAGTTAGTGTCGTTAGATTGGAATGAGCAATCAAATGTAAAACCAGAACCTTGATAAGTTACACCACTAATTTGGAATGGTGCGAATGGTGATTGAGTAACACCTGAGTACGCTCCCGAACAGTTCATAACAACATCAGTCAATCCAGTAACTTGATAGTTCATACCGTGGTCATTTGAATCGTAAATGGAAATACCTCTCGAACGTAGAGTTCCAACTACTAAATTATTATAGTCAGTAAAAGCGGTTCCACTGAGTGTGTAAACACTTCCTGAAACTGTACCTGTAAAAGTACCCGAAGCACCTGTAATATAGTTAGTGACTGCATAGTTCCAAGAATATCCTGAGTAATCATTGTTTGTATAGTTGTTGAAAGTTGCGTAATACCAAGGGTCATTATTACCATCGGTCAACTCAGCATCATCAATATTTAAATTATCACAACCGAATACATTACTTAATGTTGTGTAAGTTCCGTCTAAGTTTGCGTAACCCGATGAGGATACACTACCATAAACGTTTACAGTACTAGCAGAAAGTGATGTGTTACCTGATATTGATTGTATAAATGTTAAGAAATCTGAAGAATAAGTTGATGTTGAACCATCATTCAATGTGTATTGAATGTTCAAATCATTATTTACCAAAGCAGGTAATGCACTTGTAAACGAAATTGAAGTACCTACTGAAGAACCTGTGAATGTTGCCGACCAATTAGTCACACCAACATTCAAAC